AAAGGAGTAAAAGTAGCTAATTCTAATCTTAAATTGTTATTAAAAAATTCTGCTGTTCTAACATTATAGGTCACAGCTGATTCTTTATAACCTGAGAGTGTTCTAAAATTACCCGAAGTAGTAAAGACAAAAGGATTAGTGGCCGAACTATCAAGAGCAATAACCACATTACCTTCTATGTCTGTAGTTACGCCTATTCCGCCTGTACCAGTAAATTTTATAGATTCATTGGCATTAATTGTTCTTAGAGTACTGTCGTCGCCTGCTATACTAAATTTAAATTCTTCAGGAATACCAATTAAATCTGTATATCTATTGCTTACTGCCACTACACTTTCTATACCATCTTTATCTTTCTTAAAAAACAGTCTACCGTCATAGGTATTTACAGCTAATTCTCCCAGCACAAGGTCATTTATTTGCGGTGACCTTCCTGGAACTTTGCTTCTTTTAAGTTTTAATATATTACTCATTCATTTATTAAAAGGTTCCACCGTCAAAGTCTGAATAGGCCAACTGTGCTCCACCTGAACCGTCGTCGATAACTTGTAACATTTTTCCAATAGCTCCAACCGCTAACTTGCTAAGGGTACCGCCTAAATTACCGATTAACAAGTCATTAGAACTATATGAGCTAAATCCTGTTCCGCCAAAACCAGCCATAACTGTGCTACCATTCCAGGTTCCTGTGGTAATAGTTCCTAAAGTTGTTATGGACGTTTGTCCTATATAGGTACTAGCAATATCTACAGCATCAGCACTGATAGTAATTCTATTAGCTGTGCCGCCTACTGCTATGACTCCATCAGTATATGTTAAACCATTACCAGCTACAGAACTCATTAATTGTATAGCATCTGCGCTGATTTCAATTCCTCCAGTACTGTTATTAACATTTACTGATAAAGTATTGCCTGATTTACTTAAACCATCACCTGCTGTAATTTGACCTGCGCCACTAAACTGTGTGAATATTAAGGTGTCAGTTCCAACTATTAATGGGTCATTACTGGTTAGCACAAATCCATTGTCAGCATTTATAATTCCCTCTTCTACGAAAAAGAATACACCTGCTGTTACTTCAAATGGTTCGTCAAAATCTGCAGCTCTTGTCCAAGCCCCATTCTTAACTTCATAAATACCATTTTGGCTTCCTACATTCTGATCCTTTACTAAGATACGATTTCCTACACTTAATGCAACCCCATCAACAGTTTGCGTATTACTTAAGGTTAACGGTCCTGTTGAAGCAGCTCTTACACTTTGTTTTACATCTAATCCGCTGCGAGCTGCATCGACATAATTTTTATTTGCAGCATCAGTGCCTTGAATAGGTGTTGCTAAATTTGTAATTCTAATGCTGTTGACATCAATTGTGCCAGTACCATTTGTCTTTAGGCTAATATTTCCATCAGCATCGGTACTAGAAATTTCATTACCATCAATACGAATATTGTCAACATCTAATTGTTGAAGTCCAGCTAGGGTTAGATCAGTGCTTCCTAAATCTAACACTGTGGTTCCTAATGTTATACTCTTAGCACTTACTGCTCCAGTAGTAACAGTAAAGTTGTTAGTATCAAAACTTGCAACACCTTTCGAATTTACTGTAGCATCATTAATAGCCACATCGCCTGCAGTTACGGTAAAGTAACTTGCAGAAAAACTAGCTACTCCCTTATTTGAAGCACTGGCATCTTCACCTTCTACTGTAATTGTTGTGTCTGTATGAGTAACATTTAAACCTTCGCCGCCTAAAATACTAAATGTATTTGAAACAGGTGTCATCAAGCCACTGTCAGTGGTCACACTTTGTACTACATCACCTGCTAATACTACTTGACCACTGGTTACTGTAAAGTCTGCATTACTAAAACTAGCTATACCTTTATTAGTGTCACTGGCATCTTCACCTTCTACTGTAATTGTTGTGGATGTATGAGTAACATTTAAACCTTCGCCGCCTAAAATACTAATACCATGGTTAGCAATAGTTAAAGATCCAGAATCAGTTGTGATAGCTTTTAACACTGTATCTTTTAAGATAACTGCTCCAGTTGTTACATCAAAATCATCCTGATTAAAGCTGGCAATACCTTTAGCTGAAGTTGTAGCGTTATCTATACTAATAGTAATTGTATTATTTGTTACAGCAGTTTGAACAGGATCTGTGCCACTAATAGTTAAAGTATCTGTTAATAGACTAATTGTATCAGTACCGCCCGAGTCTCCACTAATAGTTAAAACAGTGCTTATTGTTGTAAAACTAACAGTTCCATTACCATTTGTTATTAAAGCTTGCCCATTGTTACCATCAGCAGTCGGCATAGTGTATGCACCGATAGTTAGAGTGCCTCCAGAAATAACTGTATTGCTATTGAGAGTAATATTATTAGTACCAATTGGATCTAGGATAATGCCGCCTGTATCAGTTGTAATACTATTACCAGCAATATTAATATTGCCTGTTTGAATACCACTTGGATTAACAATAGTGATATTGGATCCATCAGTAAAACTAATACCAGCCAAACTATTAACCTCAAATACAGGCGCACTGAAACTAACAGCTCCCGTTTTAAAGTTCGCATTAAAGATGTCGCCTACTCTAAAATTACCTGATTGGTCAACACTGTTATAATAAACAATACCACTATTAGATTCAAGTACTTCGTTAGCTTGGTTTACTGTTGATGAATTATTGGTTAGATCAAATCCAGTTCCTATATAGGCAAAGTTGTGTGCCATTAATTGTAGAATAACATCATCACCATCTGCTCTAACACCTTGGTTACCATATAAATTTGCACTAGAAATAGCACGTAATTCAGCAGCAAATTCCTTGCGATCATAGCGAGTTATAGCTGTAGCTGTGGCGCCAGAGCTCTGTCCTATAATACTCTGGGGTGTAAAATCGACACCTTCTAAGCTGTCAACTTTGCCATTTATTACCAGTGTATTTCCTAACACATCCGCCACAGATAAGTCTATAGTTGAACTATTACTCTGTTGGATACGAACTGTTTCATTAATAAATGTTCCTGTCACTGTACCGCCAAGTGTAACATAGGTTTTACCATCACCTGCTCTACCTGAAGCTCCTACTAGACCTTCAATGGCTAGATCTGCAAAGTAGGTAAAGCAGCTTAACCATTCTACGCGAGCACCATTGGTCATAATTAATGCTCGGCTGTTGGGTACAATAAAAGTACATTCATTAAACAACATAGAAGCTTCTAAGCTAGCACGACTTACACGACTTCCGTCTACTAAAGCACCACGGCCAGAGTCACCACTAACAAAGCCATAAGGATCGCTTGAAGTTGTTGTACTGCCTTTGTTTAATACTGTCACTTTTTGAATATAAGGACTGCGAGTAGTTATGGTGACTGTGGCCGCAGTATTAAATCTAAAAGCATATCCAGTGTTATTAACAGTGTTATAGAACATGTCCTTAATTGTCAGTTCTTCTATAGTAGTTTCGCCATTAAGTAAGAAACAGTCTAGATCATCAGTAGCAAGTGTTGGCTTAATGGTAGTTGATCTTATACCAGCACCTCGAACTGTGACTCCTGCCGGAACTGTTAATGGAAATACTTCATTATACTCTCCTGGAAATAGAACAATAGTATCACCAGCTGTAGCCACACTAAGAGCATACTTAAGTGTTTGGAATGGTGTAAATGATGTTCTACCGTTATTTGTATTAAGCCCATTATCATGACTTACATAATAAGTATCAGCATTAAAGCTGGCAAAATTTACACCAGCAATTAATACCTGCCCTGTACCGTTTGGTGTTAATTCAATATTACCATTAGAACCTGTATTAATTTTGATAAAACCGCTGGCTATTCCACTGTTAGTTGTAAGAGTAAGATCGCTAGCACCGTTAGTAGTTAATTCTGCATCGTTATTAGCTGTGCTTAATACTGTTTTTATTGTTTGTAAATTTACAACACCAGCTCCATTTGGAGAAAATGAAATGTTACCGTTGTTATTTGTAGAGCTTATTGTGTTGCCATCAATTCTAATATTATCTACATCTAATTGCTGAAGTCCAGCCAATGTTAGACTTGTACCTCCTAATGCTACAACACTTGTTCCAAATGTCACATCATTATTAACTAGCTGCGCATTACTTACACCTGCATTCTTAATTGTCACATCACCGGCTGAGACTGTAAAACTAGCAGTGTTAAATGTGGCTACACCAAGTATAGCATCTGTAGCTGTATCCACACTGAATGTAATCTTGTTAGTGCCAGTAGCAGTATTAATTGCTCCTGATCCTTCAAAAGTCAAAGTTTCTGTTAGTAAATCAATAGTCTCTGATGCACCTGTATCAGCAGCAATATATAAATGTGTATTTGGTTCGGCCCAATCTGCTTCGTTATTGCCATTTGTAGTCAGCACATAACCATTAGTTCCTGCTGATCTTGGTATGGTCCAAGTATTGGCAATGCTAACTTTACCTGAACCATTTGGATTAAGATCTAGGTTACCGTTAGTATCTGTTGTACTTATTGTGTTACCGTTTAGGTCTATGTTATCAACTTTTAAATTATTAATTTTACTATTGGCGTCAGCTATAATTGCGCTGCTGGCTGTTAGTTCACCTTTGACATGATCCATCATGTCAGTAAAGTATTTTCCACCTACAATTATAGGCGCTGCCGTGGTAGAATTGAGGTTATCGCCTGCTCCCATTCCTCCAATAAAGACTCTATCACCACTGTTAGTTTGTAATCCAGCGCCAAACGTAATTGCAATTTCACCTGTGTGAAGACTACTTGGTGCATTTGCGCTACTACTACGTTTTACTTTTAATACTGATGCCATTATTTTGCTCCAATTTTTTCTTTAAAAAAATCCACCATCCATTGAAACCGTTTGTTGATTTAGTTCTACGGTTGCTACCCATTTATTTATGCTAGCATTGTAAACTAGCACACTGCCATCATCTGGATCCACTGCATATACATCTGTCAAAAGACCTATTTTATTTTGATTATCAACATAGGGCAATTGGTTCCATGTTTTTATTCCGTCACCTATTTTAAACTTACTTGTATCTAGTTCTACTGCAAGTTCACCCTGAGCTAATATAGGATTCTGAAGTGTCCATTGATTTGAATTTCCGCGTCTAAGTTGTATTTGAATAGCCATTATATATGTCCTGCATCTATAGGATTAATACCGCCATAAATTGTATCAGGAAGTCCTCCATCTATATTAAAACCAATAAAATCTGTATTAATATTTACATCTACACTATTTACAGCGCTACTAGTAATTGTCACTCCTGTGCCCTTAAAATTCAGTGCACTAATATTAGAGAAAACTGTTGATCCTTCATCGTATATCTCTAAAGTTCCAGATAAGTCAGGTTTGTTAGTTAGGTCGTTATAATTACCACTGAATCCCTGTATTCTTAAAGTTTGATATGGAGTGGCATAGGGAAAGGTAGTAATTGTAATACCCTGACCTGCTTCCAACCTTATCGCATCTAATCCAGTAGCAATTAAGTCTTCTTGTCCATCCACTTTCCAATATTTGAAGGTGCTATTCATTTGTATCTTTACTTGTCCATTTCCCAAGTCTATAACATCAAAAGCGCTTTCTGTATCAAATCTTAGAGCTGTTACATTATCTGTTTCTTCTGTTATTGCACCTGTAGGTCCAATTCGACTTACCTTTAAACTTGGGCGATTAATTAAATCTGTAAAACTTCCTGTTGTAGCTACTGTAGAAAAACTAGGAAGATTTGTTAGATCTGTATAACTACCACTAAACAATGTTGGTTTATTCGTTAAATCAATGAAACTACCACTGAACAAAACTGGTCTATTTAAAAGATCATTATAGTTACCACTAAATAACGTTGGTCTATTAATTAAATCTAAATAATCTCCACTAAATCCACTTATAATTTGATTGTTAATCTTTATGGTAGTGCCATCTATTTTAACACCACCTTTTATTGTAGTACTAGCAGTTGGTAATATGAAGTTTCCGCCACCTTCACCCCCACCAGTATTTAAAATAATACCACCTGGCGTAGATCCGTCTCCTACTCGTAATGTATGATCTTCGCTATAATACCATAAGGTTCCTGGGCGTTCTACCCTTGAGTCGCCATCGTCGTAGTTTCTTCTACTTGTGAAAAAATCTTTGGTAAAGCCCATAGACACTCCTTATGGTATTTATCGCTGAATATTTTTAGTAGATTCGTACACTTTGGTTAATTCGTCAAAATCACTGCTTAAATCCCAGACAGTTTTATCTTCATTAATTTGTGCTGGATTGCCTGCCTCGTCGCCAAATCCATCTTGTGGGCCGTATTGGCTGTCAGCACCGTTGTTGTCCAATATTTGGTTAAGAACAGTACTACGCTTGCCTGATTTATGTTTTTCTAGTTCAAAAAATTGTTGTCCAGGATAGACCCATACAGGATCTTCGGGTAGTTCACCATCATTGTATTTTGCTTCTTTAGGATCTATACCCGGTGCTGATACTTGTGGATCGCCGCTACCACTGGGTATGGTAATATTAATAGGAATATTAATGGTTACAGTTTTATCTTCTATTAAAAAATCACGAGCTCTCATACTATTATTTAACCTTACTAAGTACGATCTTTATTATCTATTGCACCTCCTGTAACCCAAGCCGTACAACTACGATTACCAGCACATTTAAAATGTAAAAAGTTACAGTAACCTAAATCTGCCTTGTGTATTGTTGCCATAGCATCTGTTTCTTTGCTGTCACCTTTTATACCATCTTCAATACACTGCCACATTTTATCAGAAACATCAAAAGCTGCACAGGTAGCACATTTCATGGTCTTAGCAGTCTTTTCTGTAATGTTCCAACGAACAGCAGCATCTTTCCAATATGATTCTGGTTCATCAGGATTGGCAGGACCGTAATAATAAACATCTATAGCTTTTTGACGATTCTTTAGATTAACATCTATGTCATAGGTAGCTATAGGACAACCTTTGTTTGCTGCTTCTACGATGTTAATATACTTACGATACATAATCAATCTAAGTCTACGATGCTTATATATCCGCTACCGCTGTGTGTCCTTGCTGCAATCTTATCTCCAGACACAAAATTAAATTGCATAGGAGTATCTGCAGGTAAAACAAAACTGCTGGTAGTGGCAATTGGGTCAGTACCAAATGCAATAAAATGAGCTGCTGAGCCAACTATAATTATCCTGCTTGATGAAATTGCTGTGCTTTGAACACTGGTAGTTGTAGTGGCTATAGTTTGATATTTTGCAGTGCTAGTAGCACCGTTTACATTGACTACATATAAACTGATTTTTTTATCCATTAATTATCTCCGTATAAGCCTATTTTTTCTATATTTTATATTTAGTGTTAAATACCGTTATGATTAACAAACAGCCATTCAACGAGTTAATAAAGAATTTAAAAGACACAGGTAAATACAGAGTATTTAACGATATAGTAAGAGAAAATGGCAAGTTCCCTAGGGCGATATGGTATGGGCCTTACGCAATTAAAAACATCGTTAATTGGTGCTCTAACGACTATCTCGGTATGGGTCAGCACAAGATCGTCATAGACGCAATGCACACAGCTCTGGACCACACAGGTACAGGATCGGGAGGAACAAGGAACATAGGTGGAACCAGTCACTACCATGTTGCCCTAGAAAACGAATTGGCCACTCTACATAATAAGGCACGGGCACTGCTTTTCAGCAGTGCCTATGTTGCCAATGAATGGACATTGATTGCTCTAAGCAAAATAGTACCTAACTTGAAGTTTATCAGCGACAGTAAAAATCATAACAGTTTGATAATGGGAATCAGCCATAGTCGTGTACCTAAAAGCATTTTTACGCACAATGATATGTGTCAACTTGAACAAAAACTTAAAGATAGTAGAGAAGCAGGACATACCCCTTGTATAGTATTTGAATCAATATATAGTATGGATGGAGATGTTAGCCCTATACGTGAAATAGTTGATCTAGCAGATAGATACGAAGCTATTACCTATATAGATGAAGTACATGCCGTGGGACTTTATGGATATCATGGCGCAGGTAAATTGGAAGAATTAGGATTACAAAATCAAATTGACATAGTAAATGGAACTTTAGGAAAATCAATTGGTGTACAAGGAGGTTACATCACAGGTGATGCTGTGGTTATTGATGCTATTAGATCTGTAGCAGCTGGCTTTATTTTTACTACATCAATGAGTCCGGTTAGTTGTGCAGGTGCTCTAGCGGCTGTAAAATATCTAAAAGATCATAATGAACTACGAGAGAAACATCAACTTAGAGCGAATCAATTAAAAGATAAACTCCTATCTCATAACTTACCCTTAATGAATTGTAGTACTACTCATATTTTGCCTGTGCTTGTGGGTGATGCCAAACGCTGTAAAGCAATGAGTGATCATTTACTTAATGAACACGGTTTATATGTTCAACCCATAAACTATCCTACAGTAGATGTGAGCACAGAAAGACTAAGATTTTCTCCTACTCCCTTACACGATGAGGGTATGATAGAAGATCTTGTAATTGGTTTAGAGGACTGCTTTACACAACTCTAGACAGTAGCCAAACGCTCTGCACTAAGATTGTTTTAATGTCAATATCATCTGCTTCAGCATCTAATTTGTCAGTTCTTATAAGGTCTTCTAGTAATACCTTATACTCATCTGCACTGACCTGTCCTGACTGTAGAGCATCGTGTAGTTGAATAGCATACTGAGCTCTCTGTGCTGCCCAGGGTTTATTACAATTGGCAATCTTATATAATTCCTGCATTTAGAATCTCCCTAAGACAGCTCTTGCTGCTCGCTCTGTTTGTGTTTGAAGTAGTTCTTGTTTAAGTTTACAATACATTTCACTGGCATCTTTTTCTTTTGTCCTGTCGTAAAACTCCTGCACAGTCTCTTTGATTGGTTTGATTAATTTCAGCATATCTCTATGGTCTCTGCCTTGACTGTATAGTTCAAACCATTCTACATTACGCAGTATTCTCTGTGCCTGTGCATGGTGTTGCTGCCTACAGTCTAGGTATGCCACTTCCATTCTAATATCTGTGATACGCTGCGCTTGATTAACATCCCAAAAACTAGGAATATAGTCTTTGATAGTGCTGCATCCTGTCAAAACTAAACAAAGCCAAAAATAACGTTTCATGCAAAGCCCCAATTTAAATTATTGGCATTACACAAATTTTTTCCATATCAATTTAGTATTTAAACCAGTAATTTTTGAACAAATTCTGAGCTACTGCATTCTATACTATGAGTCCATTGATCTGTGTTATCTAATTCAAACACGCTATGATAATTAGGTGTCGCCAATAACCAACTATTTTCGTGATTATACGGATGTCGTCCTGTAACTTCTTGTTCTAATTGATCCGGACTCCAGGCACAAAGACCTAAAAACATTCTCCAATACTTAGGCCTATCTCCCATGGCTAGCCTTTGAAGTAAATCTGGTTGGCTACTAAGGCAAAATTTATTGTCTATCTCTAATGTATTTTGGCAACGCCAATCGGAACTATGTAATATTGTAAGTGCTTTTAGATTAACTGGTCCACCTACATAAAGATAACCTGAAATATCGCATTCAAGCCCGATCTGTTTGGTAAAATCTACAATCGTATTTTTACTACTACGGTTAAGCAGTAGACCCATACTACCCCTACCATGATGTTCAGTTATTAATACAACAGATTTTTGCCAAAAAGTGCCTCTTAAGTTTGGTGGAGCAATTAACAGTTGTCCTGTAAAATTCATTATGCCAAATTCAATTCTTGTTTGAAGGCAGTATACCTAGCCAATCTATCATAGTATCCATTATACCCGCCATTCACAATTCTAGTTATTTTTTTTGTATCATCCCAATTAGAAATTTTAGGGGATACATCTGTTTTCCATTTCCAAACAGCTACCTGAGCAGCTACTTCTTTAGTAGAGACCAAATCTGGTGCTGTTTCTAGAGGTAAACCAAGAGCAGTGCCAGCCCTATGATAATTAACTCTTCCTGAAAGCATTAAAAACCCTCTACCTCTATAACGATATCCATCACCTTTTTGTGTATTCCCAAGGTCACGTCTACCTTCATATTTTTGTTGTTGTAAAGAAGGCCCCCATATCTCGCTTAGATATCTAAAGCCACCGCTTTCATGACTACATTGAGCTAAAAACGCTGCTAATTCCTTTCCTTTTAATCCTTGCTTTTCTGCCTCTTTTGTTAGTATCTTCCTTGATTGAGAGTCTCCTAGATGACTGACGCTTATTTTACCCTTATATTCTTCAGGTTCAGCTTTTTTTAATTTATTTAAAATCTGAGGCTTTGTATCTAAAGTGGCATTTATAGCAGCAACAGTGTTTGTATTAGGTATACCAGTAGGAGGAAGTCCATTATTCTGCTGAAATTTAAGTATTCCAGCCTTAGTTCTAGAACCTATGATTCCATCATCTTTTGTAGTACCAACATCGTAACCAAGGGCTATTAGAGCCCTCTGTAAATTCATTGATTGCAACCCTCTAGTGGCTAATCTTGGTGTTACAGGAAGTTCAATAAAACCTTCTTTACTACCCGGGCTAAGATAAGTCTGAAGAACTTGATCAATTCCTTGGTTACTAATTGTAGAGACTCTTGAAAATAAATCATAAAGACTATTGGGAATATTGGTAAAATCAGTTTTCACTTTATCAGTAGACTGTTTCATTTGATTATCTGTAGAAATAAATTCTTTTATTCTCACAATTGATCTTTCCTAGTTCCATAGTCAGGTAAAGGACCTCCATACTTTTTACCTTTAATTTTTTTGCCGCCTACCGTAATTCTAGTGGCATTATGACCGTGTCCTACTAAATGACTTTTATTGCCTTCTCTAGCTCTAAATCCCTGACTTTTACAACTCGCTAAATTACTGGCTCCTAAATTTTTATTAGGTTTTACACTTAGACACAATGCACGAGATGCTTTTTCATCTAAATCAGCTAGTTCTTCATCTGTAATGAACTCTTTTATAAGCATATAGTATTTATGGTTTAAACTTCCAAATCTAACCATTCATAAATATTAAGCCATTTACGTCCACCTATTGTTTGCTTAAGATGTTTAAGATCTGCACAGGTTTTAGTACGAAATCTGTACATCTCCGCGTATGGTATGGGAACATAAATTATGTTAACTCCTTCTTGATCTGCAATTGTTTCTGCTATATGTAAATAGCTATGCGATAAGCCTGCTCCTACATTCCATATTCCACTTCCTTTTATCTTATTAATGAAGTCTAAATGTAGTTGACAAACATCTCCTACCCAAGTCCAATCTCTATAGATTTGTTCTGCATTTTTCCAAACTTCAATATAACCTTGCTTACGAGCCTGTGTTCTCCATTTATATATAATATTTGCTCTATGGCCGCGCAAATGCATCCATTTTCCATAGACATTAAAATACCTAAAACCCTGAACAAAAATATTATGTTTCTGATCGAATACCCAACGATCAAAGAGGTATTTTGTCCAAGCGTATGGTGTTTGTGGCTTACAGGGTGCCGACTCTTCAAAATTATTTGTTTCACCGTACACGGTGCTAGAGCTAGCATATTGTAAGTTAACACCTAGTCTATTACATTCGTTAAAAAGATAACAACTAAAGTCATAATTTTGGATCATACATTTTTCTACATCGGTTTCAGAAACATCTGAAACTGCACCAAGGTGTACAACCCAATCATATTGTTTTACGTCCGGCCAACTTTTAGGATCCCAGTCATACCCTTCTACTTGCCAATCTGATTGACGACCTAACAAGCTCGTCATATTTTTACCTATGAATCCTTCTGACCCAGTTACTAAAATTTTCATCCAATATTTAATAGAACAATCCTGTGGCCTCTAATTTTGTGAGTGTATTAATACGCAGTTTCATCTTATCATACATCTTAACATCACGTTCAATTAATATACAATTTCTTTTTAATTTATAAGAAGCCACACCTGTACTACCACTACCAGCAAAAGTATCTAAAATTGTATCTCCTGGATTTGATAATAAGGATACAAAGTATTCCAATAGTTCAACTGGCTTTTCAGTAGGATGTATCTTATTCTTACCTAGTCCACCACTATAAACAATAGTGTTTGGAATAACACATTCAATCAATTCTTTATCCATTTTTCTATTAGATAGCATTTTATCTACTTCTTTTTTGGCTTGGTCGAATAGCTGGTTAAGATTAGAAATAGCACCAGGTTCTTTGGCTAATTTATAGATAATACTACTAATTTTATCTGCGACACTATAACGCTCTACAATAGTATCTTTAGCAGTATTTGAATTAAAGGTGCGTTTACCACCTGGCTTTATTCCCCATAATATGTATTCACAGGCACTAACTGGATTTACACTTCGGTTAAATGGTACTGCTGCTGGCTTTTTCCAAGTCCATATACGTTTCGGTTCAAACCCAGTTTTTTTCATTATGTGCCATAAGTAACTGATATACTGGTCGCTAATAAACACGGCAAATGTTCCGCCTTTACGAATTTTGGTATACCATAATTTACTCCATTCAGTTATTTGGCCTATAAATTCATCGTGTCCTATATCATCCCAATTCTGTTCAAATGATTCACTAAATTGCTGACTATGAATACTGTTTTTATTTTTGCCTGTGTCCTTGTCTAGCCAAACAGGTTTAGCACCGTCTGAGCTAATGTTATATGGTGGATCTGTTAGTAATAGATCTATGCTACTATTTTTAATTTGATTGGAGACTTGGATACAGTCGCCTTGAATTGTAGTAATAGTCATTGTCGTGCCTTTTCATTAATTTTAATTGCCTTAAGTTGCAATTCCTATAAATCCTGGTAAATTATTTCCTGGAATATGACTTGGTGCGTGATATTGAAATTCGAATTTTATATCACTAAATGGTTTGGTTATAATTTTCATACTGCCATCTTTATTAATAGTAATATGACCTAATACAGCATTGGCCTTACTTACTATATCTGTCATCATTTTACTATAATCTGCACTATCTGTACCTCTGCGTATATGATTTAATAATCCTACGCCAAGTACATATGTTAAAATGTCGGCAGATGCTAGCCCTGGGCAAGTATCAAAACTTGCCTTGCCTGCTGTATAGTTTTTCTTTGGGGCATTTGCTTTAAATCCCATATGATAATTGCCATCTGCAGGAAGTCCAACAGGCATTCCCCAATTACCAGCTGTCATAGCTGGATAAACTGTTTTTAAAAAACCAGCATAATCA